ACAATCACCATTCTTAGTTATAGTATTGCAAAATGTCCCCAATATCATATTATATGTTTCTTTCTTGTCAGTTTCTATGAGTTGGTTTCTAACTGTAGTAACGACTGCGATATCCAAATCTTCATGCTTACCAAGAATGGCTGCTTCAACATCCTTCCCTTTGAGCATAGCTGCAAATTCCACTCGTGAAGGTATAAATTGGGATATTTTACCGGCCCCATTGATATTTGCGTTGGCTAGGTACAACAGTACCAGATCACTATTAGTACCATCTGGCCCGTTAACACTACACATGTTAGATTCATTAATAGACACTTTCTCCATCCGCAACATCTCACCATCAACTGTAATCAATTCAATTTCTACTGATATATAATCACCACGCGTTTTCCGTTTTCTATATGATTCAATGAAATGTTTTGGCACCAACACAAATTTGCTTTCAAAGACGAGACAGTACATAGAACATAGAATATCATCACATTCTCCATCAACCATACGTATAACACGAATATTTCTCCTAATCTTTCGCGTTCTATCTTCATCACTTTGCGATTGGAAAACAGTATTCTGTGGTGGTACTTTAACACGGGGATTAGTATCATATACTTGCCCCTGCAGTGATGTAACTATCTTATCTCTAAAAGCACGATATATTTGCGTGATAATTTGAGTTACTCCGTACCCTATTGCAAAACCTCCAGCAACACATGCAGTCGTCACTCCTGTGAGAAAGAGCCACTCTTTCAATATTCCCTTCCAAGGAATAATTATGGGTTTACGATCTAATAGATAATACAATTCGCCAATACTTAATATATCATTCAAAGTCTTAGTAGTTTCCGTTTTGTCAAAATTATTTAACTTAAGACGTAATATATAATGTTCTTTATCTTGGTCGATAGTTCCTTCAGTGCGGCTTTCATAGAAATCTTGAAGAATATCATTTGCCTCCAACTCAAGTTGTGTTGGAGTACGTGGTTTAGGCCGACATAAAAAAGACTTTGTTCTAAAATGATATAATATTTTCCCTAGTTTTTCTCTTTCGTCTCCACTAATATCTCCATCATGTGGAATAGGAAAAATATTAAGGTCACGAATATCACCACAAATGATGTCTTTATACTGTTCTATAGTGCCGTCCTCAACACACAAATAATATAAACTCAACAACTG